GAACAGCTTCACGCTGACCACCAGCGGCAACACGACCTTCACGTTCGACTACAGCGGCGTTAACCTGACCACGGACGACGCCTATGGCTTTAGCTTACGTGTCACTGCTGGAGGCACTCACACACTTTCATGGCCTGCCTCAGTGGATTGGCCCGGTGGCACAGCGCCTGATGCACCTGCAAGCGGTGAGACGGATGTGTTCGTGTTCTACACGGTTGACGGTGGGACTAACTGGTACGGCTTCCAAGCAGGGGATGCACTGGCATGAGTATTTCTCGACTGATGCAGATGGGAGCGGCTGGGGCTGGTGGTGATAAGTTAATCGCCTATGTCGGTTCTTCAGGCCGAATTACCTCCATGGACATCTCCAATCCTTCAGATTTGAGTGAGTTAGGTAGCTTCAGCAGTTCAAACATTGGCTCTGCATTTGACGTTGCCTTGGATTTAGCCAACCAAGTCGCCTATGTCGCCACCTTTGGGGGTGACAGCATCACTTCTATTGACATCTCCAACCCTTCAGATTTGAGTGAATTAGATAGCTATACCAGTTCAAATCTTGAGAACTCAACAGCTGTTGCTTTGGACACAGTCAATCAAGTTGCCTACGTTGTTTGTAGCGCTGTCGCTTTCGCCGCAAGCCGCATCACTTCTATAGACATCTCCAACCCTTCGGCCATGAGTGAGATTGATAGCTTTAATAGTGGTAATCTTGAAGGTGCAGAGGACATTGCCTTGGATTTAGCCAACCAAGTCGCCTATGTCGCTTCCCCCGATGAGGAGTGTATTACTTCTATTGACATCTCCAATCCTTCAGATTTGAGTGAATTAGATAGCTATACCAGTTCAAATCTTGTCGTCGCAAGTAGACTTGCCTTAGACCTAACCAACCAAGTCGCCTACGTCGGGGCTGCTGGTAGCACCAGGACCATCACCTCTATAGACATCTCCAACCCATCAGCAATGAGTGAATTGGGTTCTTATGGCTCTTTTGGTCCTCAAGGTATTGCCCTAGATTTGACCAACGAAGTTGCTTACGTCTGTAAAACTAATGACGATGTCGAGGCTGTAGACATCTCCAATCCATCAGCAATGAGTCGATTAGGTATTTTTACCAGTGCAAATTTTACACAATCACAAGACATTGTATTAGACTTAACCAACCAAGTTGCCTACGTTGTTTGCGATCAAGACGACAGAATTACCGCTATAGACATTTCAAACCCATTGGAAATGAGTGAATTGGGCGGCTATACCAGCGCAAACCTTAACTCGGCAAGAAGCATCGCCCTCAACAGTGTTGAAGATTCAGCATCCACCAACGCCTACGAATAACCACGAACAGAAAGGACCACCACAATGTTCGTCAAAGCAACAAACGACCAGATCGACCAATACCCCTACACCATTGGCAACCTGCGCCGTGACAATCCGCAAACGTCTTTCCCCAAGCGCCCCGACGACAACCTTCTCGCTGAGTGGAACGTCCACCCCGTCGCAAAAACAGACCGCCCCACCGTTGACCACACAAAGAACGTGGTCGAAGGCACTCCGGTTCTGACCGACGGCGCATGGACACAGGTCTGGGAAACAACCGACGCCACGGCTGAGGAAATCACTGAACGCACAGAGCAGGCATCCAACAGCGTCCGCTCCCAGCGCGACAACCTCCTAGCCGACAGCGACTGGCGTGTCATCAAGGCCCAAGAGACTGGCACTGCAATGACCTCTGAGTGGGTGGCCTACCGCCAAGCCCTGCGCGACATCACGGATCACGCCAACTTCCCTTGGCTGGATGATGCAGACTGGCCGACTAAACCTGAATAATAAGGTACTCTAATGAACTTTACTCCTCAACAACAACACTCTCTTCTGTCTAAAATGGGCTACAACGGTCCTGTGGACAGTAACCAAATGGAGAACTTTATCGCGTCTAACCCCGGTGCGGCAGCTAAGATGGGTAAGTTCCAACGTGCCTTGACTAAAGGGTTTCAAACTGGTGGTCTAGCGAGTGCTACTCCTACTCCTACGTCTTCTTCTACCTTTCCAAACTGGCCTGAACTGCCTGTTCCTCCTGACTTCACTCCTCTACCTAAGCCTACCCCTCCTACGCCTGAGCCTAATCCTACACCTGTCTCTCCTATTCAACAAGGTAGTCTAGTCTCTGGTACAGGTACTGACTCTCCAGTAGCTTCTCAAAAAGCTAAATACTCAGAGGCTATGGGTAAACTAGCTAAAGCAGAACAAGAAGCTGCTGGTTGGTCTATTGGTGAAATTGAGACAAAAGAAACAGAGGGTTCTCAACCCGACACTACAACTACTCAACCTAGCTCTCAACCTACTCGTTCGACATCTCAACAAAAAGCATATGACCGCTTAAGCCCAACAGATAAAGCTATTGTAAACTCTCAGTTCGGGGGTGTTGTTCCCGGATATATGTTCCCCGGAGGTGACCGCTAATGGCTACTCAATACAGAGCAAAACTTGTTAACTCCGTAACAGGAGAAGAAAAGTTTACTAGTTGGACAAACACTGAGGCTGAGGCTCAAACAGCCGCTGAGGAAATGCTGTCTGAACTTCAAACTAAAGGAGTAGAAGCGGCTCAACAAGAGTTTACTAAAGCCCAACAAGACTTAGGGGTTGCTCAGGCTCAACAAGCTGCTACTGCTCCTTCTGCTAAAGAAGTAGCGTCTGGTATTCTTCAAGACCCTACGTCTGTGCTTACTCAAATGCAGCCTGCTCAAATGGTTGCTACTCCTGACCAAATAGTACAACAAGGAACTGGTCAAGTTACAGGGCCTACTCCTCAGGGTCAAGTAAGTACTGCTGGTCCTGCTGCTACAGCTGTGACTCCTACAGCCACTCCTGCGGCTACTGTAGAGGCTGCTAAGGTTACTCCTCAAGTAACAGAAGAGCTTACTGGTCTTAAAGCTGCTCAAGGTGAAGTGTCTCCCGAGGCTCAGGTAATTGCTGCTCAGGGTGAGCTTTCTGAAGGTGCTCTTGCTGAAGGAGCAAAGTTTGACCAACAGTTTTTAGACAGAGTGGAAGCTAGTGACCTAAAAGTAACTCCAGAGCAACTAATCACCGCTCAAGGTCAAGATGCTATTGCTCCTGCTGCTAAGATTGCACAAAGCACTGGAATTGACCCTGTTGCAGCTGTTCAGGGCACTGTGTCTGAAAACGAACTTCCTAAACCTGCTCAAATTAAAGAGTCAGAGATAGCTCAAGCTGAAGCAGTTGTCTCTGGGGGAAGGCTCTCAGAAGACGCTACAGCTGTTGCTGCTAAACTAGAGTCTTTTAGTGTAGACAACGGTACTCTTGCTGAAGCTGTACAAGGCAATGTTAATGCCCAAGACACGGTACAAGGTCAACTAGCTAGTCTTATGAAGCAGTTTGATGATGGTACTCCTGCTTGGGCTGCAGGGGCTATGAGGGCCGCTAACGCTGTTATGGCCGCAAGAGGTCTTGGTGGTAGCTCTATGGCTGGTACAGCTATTGTACAGGCTGCTATGGAATCTGCTATTCCTATTGCTTCTCAGGATGCTCAGACATTTGCTCAGATGAACTTGTCTAACCTTGACCGTAGGCAACAAGTAGCTCTTGCTAATGCTGCTGCCCAACAAGGCTTGTCTCTTCAAAACCTTGATAATGAACAGCAAGCGGCTTTGCAAAACTCTGCTAATGCTTTTCAGCTTCAAGCTCAAGACCTGACAAACATGCAACAGACAATGATTGCAAATGCTCAGATCAAGTCTTCTCTTCAAGGGCAAAACTTGAGTAATAGGCAACAGTCTAACCTTGCCGTAGCCGCTCGGTATGCTGAAGTTGCTAACATGAACTTGAACAACAGGCAACAGACAGCACTGGTTAGGAACTCAAACAACCTAACTATTGAGATGTCTAACCTGTCTAATAGACAACAGTCCTACATCTCTAACGCCCAACTTGAAGCTGCTCTACAGAATCAACAGATAGACAACCAGCAGCAAACTGCTATCCAAAACGCTGCTAGGTTCTCTGAAGCAGCTAATATTACTTTCACTGCCGAACAACAAGCTCAGCTTCATAATTCTGAGTTGATGAAGACTATTGGTCTTGCTGAGCTTAACTCTGAACAAGCCGCTACTCTTCAGAACGCTGCTACTGTAGCTAATATGGATATGGCGAACCTTAACAATCGTCAACAAGCTGCTGTTCAAAATGCTCAAGCCTTCCTTCAGATGGACATGGCTAATCTCAATAACGAGCAACAGACTGCTATCTTTAAGTCTCAACAACGTGTAAATGCTTTGTTGTCTGACCAAGCTGCTGAGAATGCTGCTGAACAGTTTAATGCTGCTAGTGAAAACCAGACTAACCAGTTCTTTGCTGACCTTGCTTCTACTACCTCTCGTTTTAATGCTGACCAAAAGAATGCTATTGCACAGTTTAACGCTGGACAAGAAAACGCTATGGAGCAGTTTAACGCCAGTATCGAAGAGCAGAGAGCTCAATTTAATGCTAATAACCGTCTTGTTGTAGCTCAGGCTAACGCTAAGTGGAGACAAGATATCGCTACTTTAAACACTACTGCAGAGAATGAAGCTCTAGCTACAGCAGCGAAAACCGCTAATGGCCTAACGGCTAATGCTGTCGATAATATTTGGCAAAGAGAACGTGACCTTATGAACTTTGCTTTTACACAGTCTGAAAATAAGCTAGACAGAGACCTAAGCATTCTTCTAGGGGACAAAGAGTTGTCTGCTATAAATGCCAAGATTTCTGCCGAGAATGATCGTATGGCTGGAGCTGGTATAGCTGCTATATTTTCTACACTTATTGAAGGTACCTTCTTCTAAGGAAAAACTATGTACAAAAGAAATTACATGCAAGCTACAGAAATGGCTGATAGAATCGCTAAAGGTGAGATATCAGCACAAAAAGCTTCTGCAAGAAAACAAGAGCAAGCTGGTATTATGGCTCGTATCAGTGAACGTAAAAATGAAGAGTCTGGTACAGAGTCTCCTCTTGGTCTAGCCACTGACTACATCTCTATTCTTCGTGAGCGTCTTCAAAGTGAAGAGCCTATGGTTGAAGAGGGTATTGATACCCAAGCTTTGAGTGAAAAAAGTGTCCTACGTCCTGTAAGTCGTGGTGACGCTGGATTTGAACCTTTAAGAAGCACTAGTCTGGACGATCTAGCGGTTGCAAGAGAAGCTATCGCAGCTGTTGAGAGCCGTGGAAGTGGAGACTATAAAGCTATTGGCCCTGTAGTCGAAAAGGGTATGTACAAAGGTCAAAGAGCTTACGGTCGTTATCAAGTTATGGAAGGTAACATCGGTCCTTGGACAGAAGAGCACCTTGGTCAACGCATGACTAAAGAAGAGTTTATGAACAGTCCTGAGGCACAAGACAGGGTTGTGGAAGCGGAATTGCAGAAGAGCTATGAGAAGTTTGGGTCTTTTGAAGATGCCGCTTCAGTGTGGTTTTCAGGTCAACCGTTTGAAAAAGCTAAGGATAGAAGTGATGGATTTACTTCTGTCCCTGAATACATCTCTAAGTTTAGAGGTTTCTTTAACGAGTACAAGAGGGGTTCTATGTAATGAGTATCTTTAATAAACCAATTCCCGGTGAGTCTCTTACGTCTAAACCTAAGAATGCTCCCTATGAAAACCCTCCAGAGATCACTGATCCTGAAGAGGCTCTTCAAGTACATCTTTCTCGTCTTACGGAGCCTAAAAGGATGGACAAGATTATGGGTCTGCTTGATATCGGTGTAGACATTCAGACAATGACAGAGGGTATCCTTCGTTCTGCTGTTATGAACGGTATACATAGTATTGATGTTAGTCTTCTTATCGCTCCTGTTATTCACGAGTATATTAAACTTACAGCAGACCAAGTTGGGGTAGACTACAAAGAAGGTTTTGAGGACAACGAAGAGTCTGAAAGTGGTGTTGACTACATGTTGGCTTCAATTAAGTCTAAAGAAAAACTTCAAGAGATGGACATGATTCCTGAAGAAGTACCTCAGGCTGAGGAACAAGAAACAACTATTCTAGAAGACGAAGAGACAAAACCTATGCTTAAAGGTCTTATGTCTAGAGGAGAAGAGTAATGGTATCATCTTTTGCAGCAGGGTTCCTAGGTGGTTTGGGTGAGATTGCCATAGAAGAAAAAAGAGCTAAAGACCTTCGCGAAGCTCAGATGGAACAACTGGTTAAGAAACAACAAAACCAACTTATTCCTTACCTAATGCAGCGTAATCAACAGAGGACAGCACTAGCTGGTGAACAGACTCGTAAGCGAGAATGGTTTTTGTCTCGTCTTGGAAACGACGTGGATGAGACGACTAGAGAGGCTTACTCTAATCTAGCTGCGTCTGATCCTAAGGTGGCTGATTCTCTCATCTCGTCTATCCAAAAGTTTGAAGAAGAAACTAATCGTAAGCTGTCCGGCAAAGACCTTATTACTTTTACTAATGTTATTGAGCAGACAAAACCAGAAGACACTTCTCTCGAAGACTGGACAGAGTATGCAGCGACACAACTAACACCTTCTTCTAGTGGAATTGATTTTGACTCCACTCTAGAAAGGCTGCTTGGTGCAGACCAAGAAGAGCTGTATCAGCTTCAGTCTGAGCTAATGACGCCTGTCAGTCCTGCTATTAGTTTTGAGCCGGATATTAACCGTTCAGCTTTCTTGGGTATAGACCCCACTGAGAGAGAACAGTACCGTAAGCAACTTGAAGAGGCTTCTCAGTTTACCTATAATACGCGACTCGAAGAACTTAGTAAACAACTTACAGAAAACGATGGAACATCTGCTCCTCAAGAAGTTCAAGAGGAGTACAATCGTCTTGAAAGAATGGAAGGCAATCCCGGTATGATTATACGGGAGTTTGCGCCTGTCGTTGGGCCTGCTCTTTCAGAAGCTGACCCCGGTTTTAAACGTTTCTATGAGACTTTTACAGCTCAAACAACCCCACGACTACCTCAAAAACAAGCCATGGAAGAAGCTAGGGATGCTATTAGACGAGGCGCTAACCCTGAGGAAGTGCGTAAGAGGTTGGTTGAGCAAGGCTACGACCCATCGGGATTGTAAGGAGTTACTAAATGGGAATGTTTGACGATCTAGTGCCGGGTTCTAATGGCTCTGAGAAGGCTCCAGCTAGTACTGGTTTTTTTGATGACTTGATCCCCAAAGAAACTACTGCAAGCCCTGAGAGTACTCCTAGTATTCCTGAAGGCTCTAAGCCAGAGTTTACAGTTCCTTCTCAGGAGGACCAAGAGCTTCTCGACAAAGAAATGCCTGTATCCTTTAAGGACCGTACTTTTACACCTTCTGAGCTAGTGTCTGACCCACAGGCTATTAAGTCTATTAGAAAGTACATGAACAGATTTCATGGTACTCCCTCTGACGTGAGTGATGAAGAAGTTGTAGATAATTATCTTGCGCGTATGCGTAAGTTTTCTGCTGGTCAGTCTGTTGTAACAATCAACGAACTTCTTGCTTTGAAAGCATCAGAGCCAGAAGACCTTCGTGTTGCTGGTGAAGCTTACGATTTGTTTGACCGACTTGAAGGTGTCTTTTCTGAGGACTACACATGGGGAGAAACTTTTGAAGGACTGGGTTCCTACGCTCGTGCTGTTATTATTGACCCTACTAATCTTATTGGTCTTGGTATCGGCAAAGCTATCTCTGGAGCTGGTACTAAAAGCGCTTCTTTCGCTATGAAACAGATTGCTAAAGAGGCTGCAGAGAAAACTCTTAAAAAGAAACTTGAAAAGCAAGTAGGTAAAAAGGTAGCTCAAAAGATTCTTACAGAGGGAGCGGAAACTAGTGCCCAGAAAAAAGCCTTTGGTGCTGCATCTCAAGCCGCTCGTGTAGCTGAAAGGGAAGCTCTTAAAAAGGCTGCTAAGTCTTCTGCTATTTCGTCTGGTCTTAAGAAACAAGCCGCTAAAGAAGTTGCAACTGTGACAGGGGTAGACACTGCACTTGCCCTTGGTATTGATGTTGCTTACCAACAAGGTATGCTGTTGACAGGAAACCAAGAGGAGTACAGTCCTTTTCAAAGTGGTCTAACTGCTCTTGGTGGTCTTGGCGGTGGTATGCTTGCAGCCGGTCTTCAGTTGTCTAACAAAGCTATCGGAAAACAGTCTCAAGGTATTCTTGAGGCTTTTGAAGGTTACGACTTTGTTAAAGGTCAAGCTAAAGAGGCTGGTAAAAAACTTGCACAACCTCAGGCTTTTAAAAATATAGAAGAAAACATGGTGAAGTTTTCTGAAAGGGTTGCTGCCGGTAAACCTCTTCCCGAAGAAGGTGACCTTAGGCAGCAGTTTTTTAAAATGATCACCTTAGGGAATAAAGATGCGGGGGTAAAAGGTTTAGCAGAGATTCTTATTGAGCAAGGTGTTGCTCCTCCTCGTCCTCGTTACGTGGGGGATAATATAACTGCGTTTATGTCCGATGCAATTCAGACGATGCCTAAAAAACAAAAAGACAAATTTGTTAAAACTTTTCAGGACAATGTAGGCAGACACTTACCTGAGTACAAAGATGCTACTGTAAAAGATATAGCTAACTTATTTTCAGCCCAAGCTAGTGTTGCCGGTCAAGTTCAAAACACCTCCAGTCAAATCAGAAAAATGTTTAACCAAGCAGGTATTAACCCTGAGGACGGAACTTTTGGTGATGCCCTAGACCTTCTAAACCCTGACGTAGGGCGAATGAAGCTACTTGCTCAAGAGGCAAAAGATAAACCACGCACTGTAGACTTTTTTCAGAACACCCTTATTCAAACTATTGTTACTCATCCGGGTACTACTGCTCTTAACATTAAAGGTTCTCTTGCAAGGAGTGTGTATGACACTACAGCCGACTTTGTTGAAGGAGGTCTTTATTCTCTGTTAGGTGCTCGCGGAGTGTTGACTGGCAACTTTGACGACTTAAGGAGTGGTACAGAAATGATGAAAGCTGCAGCACGTAGAGCCTCTGGTGCTCGTCTTCTAGCTCCTAACGCTACTTATGAAGAAATGGATGATTACTTGGCGATTAGACCTGAAGTAGAAAAAACTATGTACCGATTTCTTAGCGGTGGTGTAGAAAACGAAGATATCTACAAAGCATTCAATATAGACAAAGCAGGTAAGGTCACCCAAGCAACTGCCAAAGGTCTTACTAACTATAAGGACTTTATGCAGAAATTGTACCTTACTCAATCTCAGGATAAATTTTTTAAGACTCAAAACTTTATGTACTATCTTGATAAAAACATTGCTAAACATTATGGAACAAGCTATAACAAGTTTATGGCTAGACCAGATGCAGCTAAGATTATTAACAGTCCAGAGTACGCTGCTGTAGAATTTAAGGCTGTTGACGACACCTTGAAAAGTGTATTCTCAAAGTCCTACTCAAGTAGAGACACTTTTAGTGGAAACCCTATTCCACAGATTGCTACAGTGATTGAAGATTTACGTAAAATCCCTATTATTGGTGCAGCAGCTCCTTTTGGGCAGTTTTTTAACGGCACTATTGACTTTATGTCTGACTACTCTGGTATTAAACTTGCTTACAGAGCAGTAGGTGCAGGAGAAGGAATAAGTAAAGAAGCTATAACTGAATCTTTAGCAAAAGGAACTGTGGGGATATTGGCCATAGCAGCTTTGGCTGAGGTTGAACTAGGTTATATTGATCGAGGTATGGCCTCTATGGAAGCGTTGGACTCTGACGGAACCATTGTAGACTTGACCTATGATTTTCCACAGTCTTTCTTTAAGATGGTGGCAAGAGGTGTTGCCCATGCACGTCGAGATGGAAGTGTACCATCAGAACTTTTGACAGAGATGGCTAACACATTTGGTCCTGCTTCTTTTACAAGAAATCTTGAAAGAACAGGTGAAGGTGTGACACAAGCAGTTAAAACTATGTTTGGTGATGACCCTCTGCAAGGTTTAAAAGATATAGCTGCGGTAATTAAGACTGACCTTGTATCTGCTTGGCTTAGTGGTTACACTCGTCCTCTTGACCCTCTCAACCAAGCTGTTGGTCTTGGAAAAGAAGAAGGTCCGGTAGTTATCGACAGAGATCAAGGTTATAAAACTTTGAACAAATCGTTTAGGTACACAGACCAAATCTTCTCCGATATCTTGATTCAACTTGGCTCTGAAGAAAAGGCTACTCCTACCTCAGACAGACAAAGGACTGAGATTGGTAAACTGTTTGGTTACCGATCTGTTCCTTCTCAGTCTAATACGCAGCGCATGTTTAACTCAATTGAGATGCCTCAGTGGCAAGCTGGGTTTAGTACAGGTAATGATAAACTGGACAACAAACTTAATGGTTTTATCTTTAACTACCTAGAGAGACAAGCCACTATTCTGACTAACAATAAAAATTGGGATAAGATGTCTGTTGACCAAAAACGAAGGAACGTTAGGGCTGCTTTGACTCTAGCACGTAAACAAGCTCGTGAAAGACTTGCTGCTTCTCCTGTTATTGAAGACGCTAAACTCTCTGCTATTGACGAGGTTATTCGTAAAGCTGGTTCTCAAAGGGAACTTAATAGAGCTATGGAGTACCTTGATATGGACAAAGACTTGGATGAGTACAATGCAGCACAAATTAGGTCTATCTTAAAGGTGGTAGATATTATTAAGAGGCAAGACGAAATGGCACCTTACAGATAAAAAAAAGGGGGACACCCGAAGGCATCCCCTATAGTACTACTCTTTACTTAATCGTCACTTAAAAAATAATCGGCCCATTCGTAGGCTTCTCTCTTAATGTCCTCTCGTCGCATTGGACCTTGACTTCTAGATAGTAGAGCACTCATCGCTTGCCCTGCTAAGTAAATTCTAGAGGTCATAGGTTTCGGTTTGACGGGAGGACTTTTCTTTTTGCGAAACTCCTTAGCTTCCTGTTCAAGACTCACGCTCTTTGACTCGCTCAAGGTTTTCGTAGTACCCTTTGTTGTACCCAAACTCCCAGTCCGTGTGGTCCTTGGTGCCTTCTTGGTGGGGATTTCCTTCAAGGATGTATCCTTTCTTTGTCTTGTTAAATCGAGGGGAATAGAACGCTTTACGTCCTGCGTGAAAAGGTTTCATTCTGTGTTCCTTCTTTAACGTCTAATTCGTGAGTTCATTATTTCACAGTTACTATTATCTAGTGACCACAGCTTTAAGTCACTCCTATCTTTTACTACAATGTCTTCGTACACCATAAGCTTACAAGTGCTAGTGTACTCCATGATTGCATCCATTACAGTGCTTGAGTATCCATGTCTAGTAAGATACCTGTCCACCATAATATAACCTTCGCCCATGTAGGCCATAGCCTCTTCAAGAGTCTCCATAACGCTTACAGCCGGTGTGTAGGGTCGATGTAAAAGCATTTCACCGTCTATACGGATATGACTGGAAGCCATAGCAGCAAACCCACAAGCACTGATACATCGTTTGCCTTTAGGAATTACAACAGTAACATCGCTTTCTTTAGCAATACGGTTACCTAGATGAAGACCAGCTATTGTACCCCCACCCGGACCCCACATTTCAATGTACTTTACTCGATACTTGTTCATGTAGTTACTAGCTGTGACTACCTGTGTTGTGTTAGTGGGGCCTGTAACACGCAGTGTGCTAGTCTCTGAGTCATAAACAACTTTGGCCATTGCTGTTGTTGGAAGTAAAGTTACTAAAAGTACCTTAAGTATCTGGCGGAGCATTGTCTGATTCCTTTATCTGGTTAAGCATCCTGTCTGCATAGTATTTGATCTTCTTCAAATCGTATTCAAGAGAGATACCGTCTTTGTTACCTAGTCGATAAGCTGCCTTGAAAATGTTTCCCTGTGCAAAAGACATATCTTTATACTCGATAAGGTCATTCAGTGTCTCACAACCTTCTGGAAAATCATAGTACTCTGATGGACCTCCATCACTAGCAATCTTTCCTGAGTCCAACTTTCTATACTCCTGTTGCATGTATTCCCAGTACCTCATTAAATACCTTCTTCAGTAAACACCTTAATCCACTCTTTACATATGTCACTCCGAACTACATCATCAATAGTAAACTCAATGATAGGAATTGGTAACATATACTTCTTAGCATAGTGTACTAGCTTAGTCAATCCGTCAGCTTCCTTAAGATCACTCTGTTGTACGTCACCGTTAAGGACCAACTTAGAGCCTTCACCGATACGAGTAACCAACATCTTGAGTTCAGGTAGTGTAATGTTTTGGGCCTCATCGACAATCACAAACGTATCTTCAAATGATCGACCACGCATAAGAGCCAAAGGAGCTACCTCAATATTTTGGTTCTTTAGTCCAGTCTCAACAACACCTTTAGACAGATGTTTTTCTAAGACATCAATAACAGGTAATGCCCAAGGAGCGCACTTCTCCTCTAGTGTGCCCGGAAGGTAACCAATATCTTTTCCTACAGCCACATGAGGTCTTGTAATAACGATCTTGTGCATGTTCTTTAGATGGTACTCATTAGCGGCAAAGGTAGCCACACAGTAGGTTTTGCCAGTTCCTGCTGGACCAAAGACAATAACCTGATCTGAGGACTTAAGTGCATCGAGGTATAGTTGTTGATTTTCATTACGAGGAACAAGCTCAATAGATTTTTTCTGGTCGTCATGTTTTGTCTTTTCTCGTCGTGTCCGTGGTTTCGGCTTCTGCTGTACCACAAGTTAACTCCTTCATTATTTCTTTACGTTGACGATCTGTATACGTAGTCCACATTCTTAACTGTTCTTGTGTTCTACCGCATCCAAGACAAACTCCTTCTTGTAGTTGACATTTCTT